AAACACCACCTCGTAAAATACCTAGAGAGTAAAGGTGTACAAACTAGAAACTATTTTGCAGGTAACATCCTAATGCACCCTGCTTACAAGCATCTGGAACCTGCATCTAACTATCCTAATGCCTCAAGTGTGTTAGATAATGTATTTTTCTTAGGAACATCTCCCGTTATTACAGTTCCTATGCTAGACTACATACATGAAATAATAGAAAACTATTCTAAGGAAAATAATGACTGATCGTCCTACAAAAACAGCATTAGTATTAGGTGCTGGTGGATTCATTGGATCTCACATGGTAAAAAGATTGAAGGGTGAGGGATACTGGGTACGTGGTGTTGATCTAAAACATCCAGAATTTTCTAATACATGTGCAGATGAATTTATTGTAGGTGACCTACGTAATGTAGAGTTTGTACGTAAGTGTTTGGAATATAAAGGACCGTATCCTAATTTTCATAGTGAAGTTCCTTACAGGTACATAGAACCATTCCATGAGATCTATCAGTTTGCTGCTGACATGGGTGGTGCAGGATTTGTATTCACTGGTGAGAATGATGCAGAGATTATGCATAACTCTTGCACTATCAACTTGAATGTTCTTGAAGAACAAAGGAAGTTGAATGAAACCTTTGATGGTGTAAAGAAAGATTGGACAGAATGTAATAGACCTAAGTTAGATTACCAGACAAAGATATTTTATTCTGGTTCTGCTTGCATGTATCCAGAACATAATCAATTAGATCCTGACAATCCAGATTGTCGTGAAGAGTCAGCATATCCAGCAGCACCAGATTCAGAATATGGATGGGAGAAACTTTTTTCAGAGAGATTGTACTTGGCTTACAATCGTAACCACGGTATTCCTGTTAGGATTGCCCGTTATCACAATATCTTTGGACCAGAAGGAACATGGTACGGTGGTAGAGAAAAAGCTCCAGCAGCTATCTGTAGAAAGGTTGCCTACGCAGACTTGGTGGACACAATCGAGGTGTGGGGAGATGGGTTGCAGACCCGTTCCTTCCTCTACATCGATGAGTGTATTGAAGCAACGAGGAGGCTCATGGACTCCGACTTTATTGGACCAGTAAACATTGGTTCTGAAGAGATGGTTACCATCAATCAATTAGTAGAAACTGCTGCTAAAGTTGCTAATAAAGTTATTGATAAGAAACATATTGATGGTCCCTTAGGTGTTCGTGGACGCAACTCTAACAACGAATTGATATATGAGAAACTTGATTGGAATTATGTGATGACATTAGAGGAAGGTATTCGTAGAACATATAATTGGATCATGGGTCAGATATCTAAAGAGTTAGTTGCTGAATCAGTAGAATGACAGTCAAGCTATCACATTGGTATGGTAGGTTAGGTAACAACATTCAGCAGTGTGCTTTAGGTACACTCATTGCTAGAAATCTTGGAAACACATTTGAACAACCATTAGATCATGAAGTCATCAAGAAACACAAGACATCGTTTGGACATAGCACTCAGGAAATATCCTCGAAGTTCTTTTACTATGAAGGACCACATCAGGAGATTGATGTACCGATCTACCAGATTCGTAAAGAGATTAGACACATTTGTAAGAGCTTTATACAACCACATCTCCAGACACCGAGAGTGGATGTTCCTGACGATTGCATTGTTATTCACGTTCGTAGTGGAGATGTATTTGACCAAAGGGTGGCTAACCCTAATCAATATGTCCCTGCTCCTTATGATTATTATAGGAAATTACTTGACCAGTTTGAAAAGGCAATCGTAGTAACAGAACCAGACCAACACAATCCTATAGTAAGAGAGTTGTCATGGTCTCCTAAAGTTACCCTACAATCTAAGAGTGTGGCAGAAGATTTTGGTACACTCATGAGTGCAAAAAATATTGCTAGTTCAGGTGTAGGAACCTTTGCTGTTGCTGCTGCATTGTGTAGTAGAAATATTGAAAAGTTTTATTGTACTAACCTTCATATAACAGAGCATTTGAATTGGAAGATGCTTCTTGGTGGCGACATAGAAGTAAATATGCTAGACTTACCTGACTACATCAAACCTGGTGAATGGGAGAACACTGATGAGCAAAGACAACTCCTCTTTAGTTACAAGATATAAGTTACTACCTAAGATGGTAGATAATATAGAAGAGGTATGTTATACGTTACCCTACTTCTATTTCAAAGACTGTGCTTATGGTAATGAAGATCCTTATGGGATGAGGAAGGAGATGAATCCTTACTTCTCTCATTCTCTTTTACTTAACGGAAAGATATCAGATCACTTCATGATGTTTCCTTGGAATGATATAGGTAGAACGATAGGTCTTCCTAACAATAAAATGTTCAGAGCACACATGACATTACAGTATCCCAAACCAGATAGGGAGGGTATACCGCACAATGCACATGTAGATAAACCAGGAAAGAAACATTGGGTCGGTTTATACTACCCTAATGATAGTGATGGAGATACTTTTTTCTTTGACAACGATCTAAATGTAATACATAGAGAACCACCTGAACGTGGTAAAATTATACTCTTTGATGGTAAGTATTATCATTCAAGTTCTTCTCCTACTAAGGAGGTTCGTTTCTCATTGAATATAAATTATGAATACAATTGATGGACCAGCAATTCAGAATCTATGTGACTATGATTTTGGTGATCAAGCAGGGTGTCTAGGTGGTGTGCCTAATGCATTCATGGAAGATGTGAATGAAGGTAACACACATTTTCTAAAGACAGTAGGTAAACCTGACCTGAAGTCAGCAAAAGATCAGGAGTATATGACTCTGTTCATTGATAATATTAGATTGTATAAGAGACCTATCAAATGTGGTACTCCTCATGATCAAGAGAGAGTAAATCATATGATGGAGAGAGATGACTTACTTCATTTACTTGCTGAGATATCATTGTTCAAACAGACTAAGTTTATTATCTTCTGTAGTAATGAGGACACACCTATCACTGATGATATTCATAGTCATATACCACCTAATGTTTTAGGAATATATGCAGCAAATGCTATTGGTTTTGGTGGTAAGTTACATCCATTTCCTTATGGTCTACAAAGAAAACTATATGAATCTGATAATAGGCAGGAGGTTTTGAGATCTTTTATGGTTGATGATCCTAAACCTACTAAGTTATTGTACATCAATCATGCAGAACATACTAACCTAAGTGAACGTGGTAATATAAGAGAGATGTTTGCAAACAAATCTTTTGCTACCATAAGTCCAAGAGTAAATTACCCTGAGTATTGTAGACAGATTAGACTGCATAAGTTTATGATTTGTCCTGAAGGTAATGCAGTTGATTGTCATAGAAACTGGGAAGTCTTATCTCTGAAGAGAGTACCTATCATGAAGAAGAATCCATACTTACAGGAGTGCTATAAAGATTATCCTATACTATGGGTGGATGATTATGCTGATGTCAATAAGACTATGCTTGCAGAACATGATGATTTGTTTATCAAGGCTAGAAATTTAGATCAGAATCTGTTAGACTTGTATACATTATTCAATAGAGCAGTTAGAAATGCTAAAGGTTCCTGAGGTTACCGTACTAATACTGGCAGACTTAGACCTTCCAGATGCAGTCTACGCAATAAATAAATCTTGTGAAGCTATTGAATGGGGTGCTGCTAAATTTCTAGGCAGTAAAAAACCTGAAGGTTTATGTGATCAGGTTGTCTATGAAGAAACTTATCCTATACAAAGCATCAATGATTTCAATTTTTATTGTTTATATAACCTTGGCAATCATATTCAGTCCTCGCACTGCCTTCTTATCCATCCTGACGGTTATGTTATTCGACCTCACCTTTGGGATAGTTCGTGGTTACAGTACGACTACATCGGAGCACCGTGGAGAGACGACCCAACAGCGTACCTCGACCCGTGGGGCAAGAACCAACGAGTTGGCAATGGGGGATTTTCCTTACGCTCCAAAAAGTTACTCGATGTCCCCAGTAAAGTCACCGTCCCTTGGGAAGTAAACGAAGGTACATTTTATAAGCATCAGAATGCTGGACTATATAATGAAGACGGGAACATATGCTGCCACAACAGACACATCTTCACGGAACAAGGATGTGTGTATGCTCCCGTCAGTGTGGCGGCTAGATTTTCAAAGGAGGTTCACTGTCCAGAGCATGACGGTATAGAAACCTTTGGATTCCATTATCATTTTCAAGATATACGATGAAACCAGCGAAAATATATCCACTATGGTGGAACCCATGGGGTGATCAAGGATTAGATTTTGATTGTAAGGTTAGTATTTCTATTGACAATCTTACATACGATAAGGATGCAGACTATAAGATATTATTTCTGGCAGAACCTTTAGCAATACTACCTACTGTAAGTGAAGGTGCGTTGAAGAATGCATATAAGTTTGATAAGATATACACATTTACACAGTCTATACTGGAGAAGTATCCTACTGCAGAATTATTTGAGTGGGGATCTAGTTGGTTAGACTTCAAGGATCTAAAGATTGCAAAGAAGAATAACGTTTCCTTTGTTACGAGTAACAAGAGTCAGAGTGTAGGACATAAGTTACGACTACAGATCAATGATATGTTGAAAAGAGTTGATGTATCTAACGGTCTTCAATACTATTCACATTTGTCTCCACCATTTCATCATAGAAGAAATGATTTCTTTGAGTCATCGAAGTTTCATATAGCAGTGGAGAATTCAAAGCAAAGAAATTACTTTACTGAAAAGATAATAGATTGCTTTGCCTCCAAGACTGTACCAATATATTATGGTTGTCCTAACATAAGTGACTGGTTTAGTATGGATGGTATCATTACCTTCAATGATATTGAAGAGTTAGAGATGATTATCAAACGTCTTGATTCTGATTGCTATGACAATAGGCGTGAGGCGATTGAACATAACTATGAGGTTGCTAAGAAGTTTCATAGTGATAACGATGTAGTACCTAGGCTAACCCGTAAAATTATTGAGGAAGTGAACAATGCCACTCAACGGATCCAATCAAACTAATTACATAAAAAAAGACTATGAATTTCTGAAGGTAAAACCTGAAGGGATGGCAGGTCTGAAGAAGAATTACTCTCAGGTATGGCAAGACATCTTTGCATTAGTTGTCAACGATGCTAAGAGAGATGGAACATTTATAGAGATAGGTGGTGCTCAACCATTCATAGGTAACAACACTTGGTTACTGGAGAAGGAGTATAATTGGAGAGGATTTTCTGTAGAATTAGATGAGGAGTTATGTAAGATGTGGATGGGTCAGAGACCTAATACACATTTGTTTGTTGATGATGCTAATGTAGTAGATTATGTTGCAGCATGTGATAAGTTTGACTTACCATATCACATGGACTACCTGTCATTTGACCTTGAACCACCAGAAGTTACTTTAGATGTACTAAAGAAGTTTCCATTGGATAAGTTATCATTCAATTGTATTACCTATGAGCATGATATGTATCGTCAGTGGGGTGATACGGCAGGACACCGTGATATATTTTCAAAGCATGGGTATGATCTAGTAGGGTTCCAGATACATAATGGTCCTTGTTGTATGGAAGATTGGTATATACATGAAAGTGTGCCTCTTGAGATTAGAAATGCACTTAGAAGTTATGCATGTCAACCTTATGAAGTAGTGTTAGATCTATGAAGGTAAGTTATTGTATACCCACTCATGATGGGAACGCAAAGTGTCAACAGTATCTCTTTGATATCTTCTTTGCACTAGAGCATCAAACCAATAAGAATTTTAACGTTTGGATCTCTGATCATAGTAAATCTAATAAAATACTAAAGGCGTGTGAAGAATATGCTGATCTATTTGAAATCAATTACGTAAAAAATGATTCATCTCTTGGGAATATTAGTAGTAATACTAATAATGCAATGCTATGTGCTGATGGTGATATCCTAAAGGTATTGTTTTCAGATGACATTATTCTTACTAAGAATCTAACTGAAGAACTTGACAGAGCATTTACTAAGGGTGTAAAATGGGCTGTGACTGGGTTTGCTCATACCATAGATGATGGTAGGAGTCATTACAATCCAAAGTTTCCTGTATATAATGACAGGTTACTGGAAGGTATCAACACATTGAGTTCACCTTCTATCCTTGCAGTTCGTAAGGATTTGGAAGAGTATTTTGATGAGGATTTAGTTATGCTTATGGACTGTGATATGTATTACAGACTCTATAAATATCATGGAGAACCCTTGGTACTAAAGGATTATCACATCTCAAATAGAGAACATAAGAACCAAACACAAAGATCAAACGAACACCTCCTACCAAAGGAGATTGAATACTTGAAGAAGAAACATTCAGCATGACTATAGGATTCAACCACCTAGGAAGACATGGACGACTGGGTAACCAGATGTTCCAGTATGCAGGACTACGAGGCATTGCTGCTCATCGTGGTTTTGATTTTATGATACCTCCTAGCGATTTCAAAGATGAGTGGAAAGATCATCAGTTGTTTGAAGCATTCAAACTAAAGAACCTTACTAATATTGGGGTGTGTTCTGGTCCTTATGTACAAGAAGCACACTTTCATTATGATCCTAATTTGTTTAACGACATGCCTGATGGACATAATGTTTATGGATATCTTCAGAGCACAAAATGGTTTGATCATATAGAGGGTAGTATAAGAGAAGACTTTGAGTTCAAAAATGATATCTACAATCCATGTAAGGAGATGATAGACACAGTAGATAATCCAATAGCATTACATGTTCGTAGAGGAGACTACATTACAAATGCAGACAACCATCCACCATGTACAAAAGAATATTATGATAACGCTCTCTCCAAATTTGATGCAGATCGCAACGTGGTTGTTTTTTCTGATGATCCTGAATGGTGTCGTACTGAGTTCCCTGATGACAGGTTCCTTATCTCAGAAGGTGGTGACAATCTTGCAGACTTGTGTATGATGTCTATGTGTTCAGACTTTATCATTGCTAACTCATCATTCTCATGGTGGGGATCATGGTTAAGTGAGAATCCAGACAAGAAAATTATTGCACCAAAGAAATGGTTTGGTACTGGATACACAGCAGCACATGACACTTCAGATCTATACTGTGATAACTGGGAGGTAGTATGACAGAGAGACCACCATCATATGATCTTACTAAGTGTACTTTTATAATACCACTTAGGATTGAGACAGCAGATAGGATGAGGAACATCACCACATCCTTGATATATTTACTGAGTAACTTTGATACTCATGTAATAATAAAAGAGTTTGATGCAGAACCTATCTTTGATCTACGTGTTGTTCCTATGCTGGAACAGATACTTCCTTATGAGAAGTTGTGTAGAATAGATCATCAGTTTGAGAAGACAAGTGAGTTTACTTTCCATAGGACAAGGCTACTCAATGATATGTTGTGGCAGGTCAAGACACCAGTCACTGTCAATTATGACTGTGATATAATGTTACCTGTTGATTCATATGTCTATGCTCAGAACATGATAGTCAACGAGCATAAAGAAAACGAGGATTCTATACCACCTAAGGTTGTGTATCCTTATGGGTTTGGTAACTATCAGCATCAATTACATGTAGGTGATGAGGAGGTAACTAAGTTTATCAACTCTGGATTTGATTTCAAATCATTTGAGGGTCACATTAGACAGTGGGATGCTAAGTATGGTTTCTGTCAGTTCTTTGATACTGAAGAGTACAAGAGACTGGGTGGAGAGAATGAGAACTTCATTGCTTATGGATATGAGGATGATGAAAGGTTCCTTAGATTCAATATGCTATCCAGTGTTGCTAGAATAAATGATTTTATTTTTCATCTAGAACATGGTAGGTCTGCTAACTCTTGGTTCAATAACCCACACATTGAAAGCAACAAATCATTGTGGGAAGAGTTGAAACTAAAAGGTAAGAAAGGACTGACTAAGTATTATGAAAATGTTGACTACATGAAGGTTCGTAATGGACAAAAATAAATCAGCGTTCAAATTAGAAGGTCTTCCTAATGTATTATGGATCAACCTTGACAGGTTCCCTGAACGCAGGGAATATATGGAAGAGCAATTTGATTACTGGGGTATAAAAAATCATCAACGCATCACTGCTGTTGATGGTCCTGAGTATGAAGAATACTTGAAGGGTACTGTACCTCATAACATGAATGATGGTGAGTGTGCATGTGTTATGTCACACCTCAATGCTATCAAGTACTTTGTCAATGAGACAGACCTTGATGAGATCATGATCATGGAAGATGATATTGATCTATCAACAGCAAGGCACTGGGATTTCAAGTGGAAGGATGTTCGTAAGAGAGTGCCAATAAACTTTGATACTTTACAGTTGACTATAATAAATCCTAATGGGATAACATTAAAATTACATCACAGATATATCAATGACTTTTCTGCTGCTTGCTACCTTATTACTCGTCATCATGCAACTAAGCTCCTCAGGTTACACCAAAGGGGATCGCAATGGAAGCTCGATCAAAACATCAGACCAAGAGCAGTCTCGGAAGACTTGATACTTGATAGTGGTAAAGGATACTCTACTCCATTGTTCAACTATAGGTTAGACATGGGGTCTGCGATTCATACAGAACACATTGATATATTCCATAAGGGAAGTAACAATGCTCTAACAGATTTTTGGAAACAGAATGGTGCTGATGTAAAGATAGAAGAAGTGATGCAATTAGATGAATATTGTGGTAGAATACCACCACAAGTGTATATAAACCAAGGCATACAAGAGGTTCAAAATGGGCAACATTCCTGAAGGCTTAGTTCAACCTGATTTTACTGAGATGGTAGACCATGGACACATCGGTGTGTTCGAGAACTTTTTGAGGTGGGAGTTCTGTGATAAAGTTGTAGAGGCATTTGAATTTTGGTATGGTAAGAAGCATGTGATTGCTGATGAAACTATAAACAAATGGGGTGATGGTACTACACAGTTTCCTCAAGGTGGAATGGGTAGAAAGGATCACCAACTATACATGGAGGTTGCTGATGCAGCGTATGCTATGGAGATCAATCAAGCTGTTGGTGCTGCCTTTGAGATCTATGCTAAGAAGTATAAGGGTATAATTGATGCAGCAGATCCTGTGTCCTCATGGACATGTAAGATACAGAGAACAGATCCTGGTGGTGGATATCATGTATGGCATTGTGAGAATGGTAACTTCTTGTATCGTGACAGAGTGGTTACATGGATGATATATCTAAATGATATTCCTTACGAGAGTGGTGGAGCAACAGACTTCTATCATCAAGAGCAGTCATTTCAACCTAAGAAGGGTACGATAGTTCTGTGGCCAGCAGCATATACTCATGTACATAGAGGTGCTTTCCTTACGGGTAAGGATTCTAAATACATTGCTACTGGTTGGTTCTCAAGAGAACCAGGTAATGTGACTAACAGAACTCTTGGTGAGTTATCTGGTAAATTGACACCTGAGGATAAACTAAATTGATTACTTTTTATACATGTGTAACCAATGGTTACGATAAGATAGTTGAACCATATGAAGATCCTGATGTAAGATATGTTTGTTTCTATGATGATGGTGTAGAACCAGAGGCAAAGGGGTGGGAATATATACCACTCACTATATCTGGTGCTTGTCCAGTAAGAAGATCATATCATCCTAAACATTTACCTCATCTTTATTTTGAGTTAGGTGAACCTACAGTATGGGTTGATGCATCTTATGAAATAACAGAGTCATTAGTAACCGAGTCAAAGATTATACTTGAGGATTATGATTTTGCATTGCAAGAACATCCTTCAAAGAGAACATTACTAGCAGAGTTTGGAAAGTTATATGAGATGGGATTCTCTACTAAAGAAGAGATCATCTCGATGGCAAAGAAAATAAAACAAATAGGATATAGTTTAGATGAATATAATCAGACAATCAACAGTGTTATATGGAGAGTGCTAACTCCTGAAGTGGTTAGATGGTGTGAAATATGGAGACAGTGGTATGATTTAGGTGTCAATAGGGATCAGGTATCAAGTGCCATAGCAGAATTTATTATGGCAGAGAAGTATAGAGTTCCTATGATCTTCAAACCACGTAGGGTGAAGATCAAAGCTGAGATGGAGAGAACTAATAGAAAGAAAGAATATTGGCAGTCTTATGAGATGCATGATAAACCTTCATTAGATTCTCAAGTTGATTTGTTGAATGAATTAGGTATAATATTTGATGAGGATGCTGATAAGTTTACATTGAATAAGATGTATGCATGTGTTAGATACCCTCCCTTTGAGTTGAATCCAATCACTCAACCAAAAGACATGGTTGTTTATACTTGTATTACAAATGGGTATGATAAATTTCCCAAGAATAATTATTATTCACCCGATGTAAGGTATGTTTGTTTTCATGATGGTACTGTAGATACTACGGTAGGACCATGGGAGTATGTAAAACTAGATGTAGATATAGAATGCCCAAGGAGATTATCTTTCTATCCTAAAGCTAATCCACATTTATTTTTCCCACCAGGAACCAATACTATATGGGTTGATGGTTGCTATCAACATACTAGAGAGTTTATAGTAAGAAGTAAGAAATGTTTTCCATTTACTATGCTAAGACATGCTTCTAAGTTCTCATACTTTGATGAGATGCTGGAAGGATTTACTTGTGCATTTTTTAGTTACGAAGATGGTGTTGAACTAACAAAGAAACTAAAGGAAGCAAACTATAACTTCAGAACATATGGTAGTCCATTAGGAACTATTGTATGGAGAACTATGACTTCTAAGATGAGAGAATTTAATAAGCAGTGGTATGATTGGTCATTAGTTGGATGCAATAGAGATCAGATTGCTTTTGATGCAGCGTTGAAGTTTTCTAAAATTAGATTACCTTCTGTGTATGAGAATAGAGGCGATGCTGGCATACCATTAGGATATTATAATAAGAAAGGTAGATTGGGTATGCATCCACAAAGAGGTGATCTAAAACAATACCTACGTAAAGAGGAGTTCTTAGAAGAGTTGGGTGATATTACAGGTATGAGTCCAAAACTATATACGGAGTATCCAGATCATGAATTTTATATGAAGGTGTATAAAATCATATGAACTTACTAATCTATACATGTATTACTGATGACTATGTGGATCTATGTACTGATCTACCTGAAGGTCCGACTTATGTTGTTTATGGTGTAGAGAATCCACCTGCACCATGGACAGGTGGAATCATAGAAGATCTTGGTGATCCAGTAAGGTCATCAAGAAAACCTAAGATACTATGTCCGTTTGATCAACCAAACATATACATTGATGCATCTAAGTTACATCTAATCAACGAAGAGTTCTTGAAGTTGAGTGAAGAGATCTTATCTAAGGATAAGTTCTTTATCATGCAGCATCCACATCAGCATAGTTATTTGGAAGAGTGTGCAGAGTATGTTAGTAGAGGATGGGTTAGTAGTGATAAGTTATTAGAGTTTACTACTCTAGTATCAGAAACCCAGTTTGATTTTGAAGAGTACTTCTCTCCACTGTGTACTATCATCTGGCGTAGTAGTAGGAATGAAGAGTTTGATAAGTTATGGTGGCAGTGGTATAATAAGGGTGGTGTAAGAGATCAATTATCATTCTCTGTAGCACTACAGTTATCTGGTATTGAATATGACTATGAGAACTCTAGATTATTTCTTGATAAGTTTACTGATGGTTCTCCAGAAGGTGTTTGGTTTACACAGACTGACCAGAATAGGTGTGGTGACTATGAGTATGCTGATCCAGTAGATCCCACAGAGTTTGCAGACTTACTAACAGAACTAACAGGTCTTTATGATTGGGAGAAGTATTATAGATCTGGAACTGACAGAATAACTGGTGAGTATTTCTTTGGTGATGCAGGTAAGTATAGCTATGCTATTGCATGGGATGATGAGACACGAGATCAGATAATAATATACACATCAATTACTAATTGGTATGATGAGTTTCCTGATGAAAACTATTATGATCCAAATGTAAAGTATGTTTGTTTTACTGATGGTAAAGTAAATAAGAAAGGACCATGGGAGTTTAGAGAGATACCAGCACATGTATTAGAAGAGGCAGGTGCATGTCCTAGAAGGTTGTCTGCCTTTGCAAAGTTATGTCCACACAAACTATTCC